AATTCTTAGCGGACATTCAATAATCTCCTATACATCAAATATCATTTTTCTTATAATAAATAGGTTGATCAGGCTCAAAAAGAATTATTCTCCAAAGTTTCTATAATCTTTTACAGGATCAGTTCGATCATTCTTTTCACCTAAACTAGATTTCTCTCTCATAAACCTAACTTGAACTGGGTTTTCTCTTTCAACCAAGAAAGGCTTCGATTGGTTGTCGCCTTCGCCAACAAGGTAAGCAAAGACATTTATATTTACTTTTGCTTCGTATGTTCTTTCTTCCGAGCCCATATTCTCAACATTGTTTGCAATTCCAAAGTCATCTTGGATAAAAGCTTCATAAAAGTGCCCATTCCTAGAAAGAGGGAAATAGTTAATTCCACCAACATTGGAAATAAATGGATTAATCATTTGGTTCATTTGCTGTTGGAACTGAGCTTTAATGCTAATCTGATAATTTGCTTCAATGTAAACCGGGAGCGGAATAGAAATTGTTTTAAAAACATCTTTTTCTTCTCTTTTCTTTGGAAGAACAAAGTTGATTTGTCTTATTCCGGGGTCTTTAAAAGCGTCAGCGTTTGCAAAGTTTGCTGTTTTGTTTTGATTTAGTTTCTTTGTGATCTTTACTGCTCCGCCTCTATAGTCGTTGATCTCCGGCATTGGAGCAAAAAAGACACCGCGTTTATTCCTAGGTTTTGTAACGCTTGTTCTAGCAATTGTCATGATAGGGTAGATCAATCCACCTTCGGAATCGCGCAATTCTTTGTCGTTCTTGGATTGAAAAGATCTTTCAGCGGAAGTCCAAATAACTGGAACTTTTTCAAAGCCTTTGTTTGTTTCTATGGAAATATTAAGGTGCTCATCAACCCACTCAAAAACAGAGAAGTCAATGTTTTCCAAGTTTGAAGGCTGAAGATAAACAACTTCTCCATTTTCTAGTTTTTCATCTCTTTTTTTATTGTGCATTGAAAGTTCCTTCTCTTGCTCGGATACATTCTGCCATTATCTCAAAAGACTTGTCTCCTCGTCCAAACAGCCACTTGGGTTCTGTTAAGGTGACAATTTCATAAAAAAGATCTGCATAAAGAACAAAATCCCCTTCCCTAACAAAAAGATTTTGATCTTCTGTTAATCTTCTTTTGTGAAAGTTGATTGAGATCTTCTGCAAGCGATCAATTCCGTATCCTGTGTTGTTTGTTGCCTGTGAGTCCCACTTAACCATTGCGTGAACCCTGACAGGAGGGAGAAAGGTTTTTTCCATAGACTCTCCATAAAGAGGATGGAAGTTTGTCAACTCCAAATCAATAGGATAATAAAGGATAGTTTGCCCAATAACACGCTCGATCAGTTCATCGTTAACTTGCTTGACCAGATCTCTTTCCTTCTGGTTCAAGAACATTGGAGGAGGCGGAGCGTCTGGCTGTGACCATTTGTTATTTGTTGACATTTGTTACTTCCTTATCCCATCAAAATGTAATTTGGAGCAGACGTGAAAACCTTTTGCGCATTCTCTGTCATTTGAGCATCTGATTCAATTAATTTTGGATAAGTCATCTCATCCAAAATTGTTTTTAATTCTTCTCTTAATTTATCTTGCTCTTCTTTGCCTTGTGAAAGCAATTCAGAATGGTTAAGAGTAACAGATTCACCCGGAATTGGAAGAGTGCTGAATTTTCCTCGGATCTGTCCCAACATTTCTTTTGAAAGAGCCAAAGCAAACCTTCTGATCCACTGCTTTCCGATCGAGTTGATGCTTTCAAATGGAATGTTCGCAAAAGGAAGGGTGTTCATATTGTTGACACCATCAACACCAGAGGGGCGATCAGCATCGTCTTCCCAAGGATTTGAATCCACTGTAAACTCAAACCACATCTTTTTATTGTTCAAAAGAGAAGGTGGAATTGGGAAAATCCTAATCTTGTTGTTTCTAATCTCATAAGAATATTGAGACGTTCTGGTTCTAATTGCATCTTCATACTCGGCTGCTTGAGCTTTGTTTTGCCAAACTGGTACCAATTGGAAAGTAGAATCGTCTGCAAACTGCCCATAGGTGCTCAAGTTACCAGTTGCGCCCAAGCCGCCATAATACCCATAAAACCGCCAGATCGCTCTAGGAGAAAGATAATAAACTCTTCTGATCATGATTCTTTTGTTTTCATAATCAATTGTCGCCGGCAGTGAACCGGATGCAACAGAAGAAGAGATTGCGGAAATCAGATCATAATCCTGTACATCATCTTGCAAAGTAAAAGAAGAGGAATAAAAGTTTTGAGTGCCACCAACAGTTGCTTCTGTGGCTGCTGCATCTCCAAACCTTCTAGCATAACCATAAGAGAATTTTGTGTACTTTAAAGCCACGTTTCCGCCGCTTAAAGACGAAGAAAGGGTTCCTGCCTTGTATTCCCCCAAATGATCAAAAGAAGCCGTTGTAGCCCCCAAAGAATCGCCCAGAGAGTTCTTTGCTTGGTGGATGTTGACAAGGTAAGAATATTCTAAAGTTGCTTCTTCATAAGCAGTATAGATTTGTTTTTCTGATAATTCAATTTCAAGAAGATCACCACCCAACTTACGGTAAGTGTAGTTAACCTGATCTGCCGCTCCGGAAAGAAAGTCATTGGAATTAAGATAGACCCCAAAAGGAACTGATGTGCTTGTTACATTTGCAACAGACCCAGTTTCAGGTAAGATATTTTTGCTTGTTTGACTGACAGGTGTTAATGTGGGGATAGCCATTCATTAGATCTCCCGATTTATAAGGTTTTCTAATAAATAGTTGAAGACAAAAGAAAACCCCCAACCTGAAAGGAAGGGGGTTTCAATAAAAGGAGGGTTGTAATTTTAACCTAAATTAAAATTATGCTCCGCTTTCGCCGTTAAGTCCGCGACAAACAACCAGACCGTACATATCGGGTCGGACCATTTTCTTGGCGTAACGGGTCATGACACCCTTTCGGGGCACGAAGTCTTCGACACCAAAGATGGTCGGGGTCACTTGCAGGGGCACATAAGGTGCGTACACATAACCGCTTTCAAGGAAGCTGGAACCTTTACGACCAACAAGAATCACGTTCTTGAGGAAGTAGGGGTCAACGTAAACGTCAAACTTCTTGGAAAGGTTGCCAGTCTTGACAGCACCAATGTCGCCTTTGGCAACATCAGCAGTGACAGAAGCACGGAAACCAGAGGTAAACTCAAGAATGTTTGCAACCTGCGGCGAACAAACAATGAAGTTTGCACCACCACGGAGAGTTTTGGTGTGGATTTCTGCGGACACATCGTTGATGGTCTCGACAAGAGTCTCATACCACTCGGAAACAGTACCGGTGAAGTCCGGAGCAGCAGTGTTTGCACCAACTTCTGCGCCAGTGGTTCGGTCCACAAAAAGACCGGGTGAACGCGACCAGTAACGGGTAGCAGCAGTAGCGCCGTTCACGAGGTCATTCAGAAGTTCACGGTCAATTTCAAGAGCAATCTGCTCGGAAAGGATCGAGGTAAGTTCAACTTCTGCATCCAAGTTGTGGTATGCGTTGAGGTCTTGACCAAGTTCCGGAGACCATTTTGCTTTGAGCTTTTTGGTTTGCGCGGTGACAGCAACCGAATCAACTTTAATATCGATTTCGGGGATCAAGTCGCGAGCCCTGCCATCAAAAGTACCAGCAGCAGAACCAGCACCTTCAAGGCCCCAAGGATCTCCACCGACAACGGAACCAATCGCGCCGCCGATATCAAAGTCGTCTTTAACCGGAGCAACCAGATTACCTTGTTTTTCAACGCCGGTTTTAATTGCCAAGTTAGCACCCCAACCAAGCTCGGACACAAAGTAAAGCTTAAGCAGAGTCGAAGTCTGCTGGGTCAGGCGACGAATTTGCTTGGTGTTGCCGGAAGCGATGTCAACAATTGCATCAACACCACCAGATACAAATTCTGCCAACTGGTCGCCAGTCATAGTAAACGCCGGCAAGTTATCATAGTCAAGCAGATCATCAGTAGTTTCGCCGAATACTTCCAGATCGGCGCGAGTAAGAGCAATCTCCCACAGGTTGAGAGAGGTCGAGCCGGAGAGGTCCGGGTCAAAGCGAATTTTCTTTGCTTCTGCATCGGTGATGGCGTCCAGATCAATGTAGTCAATAGCAGAGACTGCACTGGAGGTAACCCGACAAGAAGCGGTAGGGGAAGCATAAGTTCCACCCATCAAGTAGGGGCCACCGTTATTGGTAGTGTAGGTACTATCAATGATGTTGACACCATCTCTGATGCCTTTTGCCACTTTGTCAGTACCATAAATGGAGCGACCTGCGGTTTCACCAAGTCGTGAGTTGGTGTAGGTAAAGTCCATGAAGAAGATCAGGCCAGAGGGGAGGCTCATGGGCTGAACTGAAACGATATCGTTAGCAACGAGACCGCCAAAGACACGACGAACAATCGGGAAAGCAACAGCAGAGAAGCCTTCCACATCACCAGCAGCCATCGAGGATGCTTCTTTCAAGAGTTGTTTTGCTTGGTTTTCAAGCAGACGAGACATCGACTGACGCTGATAGTCAGAAGTGAGACCTTCGAGAAGACCAGTTCTTTCCCACTTGGAAAGAAGTGCTTTGCCTTCTTGTGCAAGGTCACGCTCAACAATGCCTTCTGTCAAAGTTTTCAATACAGACATTTGTTTTCTCCTTAATTAATAATTTTAGTTTTTAATTCCTGCCAATCTCTTCCAACGGCTAGAGATTGCTTCTTCAATGGTCTCCTTGTTTTCTTTTCTTCGAGGAGCCACTGTCAACAGACTTCGTTTTTCGACTGCTTCGCTCAATGATTTTGGAGCAACTCTGTTGCTTCCCATTGAACTTTGTGATAATGTCTCAAAAATTATCTTGGCCTGTTCTTCATTCTTGGCGCTTGACAAACTTTCGGCAATCTTTTGTTTTTGCCGCTCATTAAGGGAGTCGTTCATCAGGGCCTTGTTGGTATACATCAATTTTGTGTTGTCTAATTTAACTTTTTCAAAACTTTCTTTCAGTTTCTTAAAGTAATTCTCATATTTTTTGTTTTTGGCTTCAAGATCTTCAATGATCTCAACTGCTTCTTGCATAATGCCTTGTTGTTTTTCGATCTTGTCTTCATATTTTTCTTTGATTCTTTCAAGATCCATTGCCAATTCCATTTCAGAGTCGGTGAAAGCACCAACATGTCCTGTGGGTTGGGTTTTGTAATCCAAATAGAAGCCTTCTTCCAAGAAAAGTTCATCATCCAATTCAATTTCTTCTTCAAGCTTGTCTTTACACTTCTCACATTTACAATCCGAAGGGCATTTAGCTTCTTCAAGCTTTTCTTCTTCGTCTTCCATATAAACCGGCTCATCTTCATCTTTTTTGTGAGGGCCGCCGCAGCTTGCTTCTTCCAGAACTTCCGGCTCTGCAATCAGAAAAGACTTTCTCTCTGCCAGAACACCTTCAAACCTTTTGTTGATCTCTTCTTCCAATTGCTGAAGATCGATAGAGACCATTTGAGGCTCGACATCAGAAGTTCTGTGTGCGAACGGAATTTCCTCTTCCAATGCAGGTTCCAGATCACCATTGCCAACTTCTTCGCCAGCAGGCTCTTCTTGTTCCAAAAGTTGATCCAAAGTAGAACGAACTTCATCAGAATACTTTTCAATGATTGCTCTTTCAGCGTTTTGAATTGCAACTTCTTTTAATGCCTTTGCATCTACGATTGCTTGCTCTAACAAAGAAGACATGTTTTATACTCCTAGTAAACTTAAATTTTATAAATAAATAGTTGTTATTTCTAATAAATACTTTATTTTGATCAAGAAGAGCCTGTTAAGACAGTCCATGCTGCCGTTGACATTGTTGCTTGTGCCTCTTCTTGTGTTAAAACTGATGCTGAAAGGTCTACAACCCACTGAGGATCTGAGCCTTCCCACTCTACAACAGCTAAAATTTCATCCAACGACTTTCTCACGTTGCCCAAATAAGAGAAATCATAAGAAGATAAATCTGAAGATGAAATAATTGCATACTTTGACATTTTTATTCCTCTAGTGCGGTATTGTTATCAATAACTTCACCTGAGTTATAGAGAGTTGTTACCTGATCTGCTGTTAAAACCTGCCCCCAAAGCGCAAGCTCATCAACAAAGAAATCTTGGTTCGCTGTTGAGGTATCGTTTCTAGCTATTTCAAACTTAGCACTGGTCGGTATCAAAGGATCGCCAGATGCTGGGTTTCCTGAGCGAAGCAGACTGCCATTTCCATATTGCGTGTGTGTGTCTGTTGTTGGATCATAAGTCCAGACAACGTGGAACCAAGATGTTGCAGCGCTCCAACCAGAGCCATATGAAAAATCAATACCACCGTAACTAACACTAATGCTGCTAAATCCGCCAGTCCCTCTGTGCATACCCTGCACTCCCCAGCCATACGTTGTACTGTTGTGACCATATAAAGTACCTTGTGCAACGTTTTTATAATTAGCGTTCCCATTACCGCTGTCATATATATTCCAGAATGGTACGCCTGTGTTGCCATACTGAGTTGGGGAAAGATTGATCCAAGCTGAGACCGAGTAGCCTCCATCTATGGCGGAACCAATTGTAGCATTGTCAGAGGTAGAGCCGTAATCGTTAACACCGTCGATAACAAGAGAATAAGACCCACCCCCCGTAGGGACAGAGCCAGTAAAAGCCGGGGAGCCGTTTAAGGTAAAATCAAAAGAATTACCAGCATTGGAAGTATCTGAGCCGTCTTGACTTTCAAATTTGTAATAAACAACTGGAAGAATATAACTTGCTCCTCCACCACTAGCTCTCCCATATATTCCCATTGGCATAGTAAACATAATATCTTACCTTATGCGCTCGAAGAGAAGTTATTAACAGCGGAGCAAAGAAGTGCGCCACCATCAACATCCCCTGTGTAAATGCAAGAAACAACGTCAACAGCGTTTGCGGCTTCTGTTAAGGTAGGGAGCG